CCCTGTCTTTCTTTTTCCCAACACTCCCCGGCATCCCACGCGAGCCCACCCTCCCAAGCCCACCGTCTGAAACCGTGCCAACCCCCACGGTCCCCTCCGACCCCGTTTTCCATGTCCCTGCCGACGTGCCACTCCGCGAGGCCCGCGAGCTCGCCCACAGCGGTGTTGCGTCCCGTCAGTTCCCCTCCGGCCGCCATCCCGGTCCTCTCCACCACACCCGCCTCGACCCTGCCACGGAACGTGCGTCATATGCCAAGCGGATGCGCGTGTCCTCCCCCGAGGACAACGCTGCTGAGCTGGTTTCCACCCGCAACAAACGTAAGTTCCAGCAGCTCAAGTCTGGTTTTCTCAAGGTCTTCCCTGCATTCGGCCGGAAACGCGATATGACCGCCTTGTTCGACCAGTGCGCCGACGATATTTTGGACTCCTGGTGCTCCAAGCGCACACTCCGGGACATCCAAAAGTCCATCGCCCGCGAAGTCGTCGACCAGGACGTGTATTTCACCCGCACTTTCCTGAAGACGCAGGTGGTGCGCAAGTCCGAGAAGTGGTTCGGTCCTGCCAAACCCGGACAAATCGTCACGCAGTTCCCAATGGCCAAGACTTTCCGTGACGCTGTGTTCGCCCTCGCTCTCGAACGCGTCGTGCTTGCTGAGTGCCCCAGCCATGTGTATCTCCACCTCCGCCGCACGACCTCCGAACTCGCCTCCTGGTGCTCACGTCATCTCACCACGGTCCAAACGTTCACCGAGACCGACTACACCGCGTGGGACTCCGGTGTCGACGGCGCCTTTGTTCAGTTCGACAGCTGGTTGCTCTCGCAAATCGGTGTCCCCAAAGAGTATACCCGCCAGTTCTGCGACGAGGCCATCCGCACCCGTTTCTGGGGCGGCAACCTCGGGATCATGCAGCACTCCGGGTCACGCTACACGTTTTTGTTCAACACGCTGAACAATCTCGCCCTCACCAACTGCACTTACGCCGACACCGCTTCGGTCCCCCAGGCCTTCGGTGGTGACGACTCTCTGCTCGGCGCACGTCTGGGCCACCTCGCGACATTCAGCCCCAAAGACTGGAAGATGGCCCCAAAGGTGCAACACACCACCGAAGGCCATCTTTTCGGTCACCATATACGCCATGGCACACTGTCCTACGACTACGAGTATATGTCCCACCGGCTCGACACCGCAATCATCTCCCGCCCCAAGGACACTGATTTCTATCGTTCTTTCTGCGACCAGATGGTCGCCCTGCCCTATCCCGAAGACCCCCAGTACGCCCGAGTGTTCGACGCGCTTGTCACCCACTGCCGCTCTGCCGGCGTGGTGCTCCCTGCGCTCGCCAAGGCCACTATGATCCCCAGCTCATTCACCTCCGACCGTCTCTACGATCTTGTCTCCCGCACTGTCTCCCTCCGTACCGGCTCCTTTTAGACCCCCCCCCTACCACCATAAAGAGGTCCCTGAAACAAGGATGACCCACCTGCCAAGAGGCCCGTAGGCTGCCGTTCACTCGACGGTCGTAAACGGATACTTGGAGCCCTCATCAACAGGTGACAACCACAATCAGCTCGTTAACTCGACCGCTGTGGATAACAACCCTGCTCTGCTCTGACAGCGCTCGTCGTCGCGCAATATCGAATTCGACCCCTCGCGCCGGTATGCGCTCCCCTGCGACGGCACGCACAATATGCCCCCAAGCGGCCACTACCCCGCCCAAGCAAAGGTTTTCCTCAC